CCACCATCAGCTCGGCGTTTTCCTGGCGCTTGGTCTCGTATCCCGGGCCGGTATCCATCACGACATCGTAATCGCCGATAGTCAGATCGTTCTTGATCATATTGATGGCTTGTCCGGTTGCAGGATCCACACGGGATTGAGGCTGGTTGATGCCGATCATTTTCGGCACACCGTCCTCACCAATGATCCGTTGCATCCGTGCCTCGGAGTAGTAATACGGGATGTAGTCGAGCAGGATCTCGCCGATGTGGGCAATGAACTGCGTTTGATTGTCGTAATACTGGAAGTGGCCGATGTCAGAGAGCGCTTGCCGGCGACGCAATGCGATGCCTGATACGACCTGCCCTGGCGAATCCTGACCCGGCTCATGCGGCATACCGGCGAGCGCCATCATGTCGTGCTCGGCACCCTGACGTGCGTTGATCACCGCTGCCGGTATTTCCATCTGCGGGAGCTTCTGCGGGGGCGGCAGGAGCGCCGATTGGAAATCATCCGGGTTCGAGTGTATGGGATTGTATATTAGCGCTTTATAGGGCTTCTGATTGGCATCCTCCCATTCAGGATGTCCGTCTAGCTGACCCGCCGCGGCGATGAAAGGCGCTCTCTGGGCGAGTGCAACGAGCTCGGTCTCGCACGTCGCCCAGTAGTTGTACATCCGGTTGACGTCCATCAGATCCTTGATCATGCCGTGATAGCGGACCTGACCATTGAGATCGAGCACGTTACCCAGGCATCGCACGACCGGAATCCACTTGCCCGGGAGCGTCGATTTATCGATCACCACTCGACCGTTGAGGCGAAACCATTCGATGGAGCGGCGCGCCGACGTGCGCTGGACGAGCTTGCCATCGCCATCACGCATCAGGAGAGACTGATCGTCAGACGTTACATCGCTCGCCCAGATGCCTTCCCCGGTGGTTTTCCGATAGAGCGTCTCCTGGGTGTATTTCACCCGGAAGTATTCGGCCAGGCGGATCTTCTCTCGTGACTCCCAGAGCTTGCTGTCATCGCCTGGGCCCCCCTTGCGCCATTCCGCATTCTCAGCCTTGGGATACTTGCGCTTGTACTCGGCGCGAGTTATCTCCTCGGTGATCAGCAGCCAATTACGGTCCGCCCCAGTGGGCAGCTGGCAGCCCGGATCGTCATACACGGTGAAGACATTGCGTATCGGGACGATCTTGAGCTCTTGCTCCCACGCATCCTCATTAGCCCATTCGGAGAGCACACGGGCGTATCCCCAGCCGATCTTGACCGCGCTCTCACCCGCGCCGTCATAGGCCACCGACGCATGCGATCGGGTCTCAATATGCCGAATGACGCCAGCGATTGTTTTGGCGTCGTCAACGCGCGCGCCTCCTCCTGTGGGATGCACTTTGATGCGCGGACGCTGCTGACGCATGTTATTCACGACGCGACGCACGAATGTGCGGGTGTGATTGATCGTCAGGGAGGGGCGCCGGGAGATCTTGCGCTGATTGGCGAGGTCGTCCGGCCATTGCTGGCCGTCCTCGAATTCCAGGGCCTCGATGGCCTTGGTGGTGTTCTCACCCATTGCCTCGATCGAGATGCGCAGCCTGTCGTTCGCCTCGAGAAAGATCTCCTCGTTCGTTACGGCAGGTTGGTCATCGCGTGGCGTTTGAGGCGTAAGGCACCTATGAGCGTTGGCGAGACTGTATCACTGGTAAATCAGTGTTGCCATAATACGCGCGTTGGCACCCGTCAATTGTTTCACTAATGAATCAAAGTAGTTCTGATGTCATAGCAGCTGCAATTCTCAGATCGGCAGAATCTTGTGCCAGTTCGAGCAAAAACGCTGTAAAGCGCCGGTCCAGTGCCTCGCAAGATTCCGATAATGCCTCTCTGGACAGAATTAGCGTCTTCGGATTGCGGATGCAAGTCTCATCCTCTGTATATGAGAGCGACCAACTCTGGGGAGTTCTCAATTGGGGAAGGCGCATGAGTTTCTGATCGCCCCATGTGATCTCAATCAAGTCGTCCATCGTCTCAGTATCGACGAAATGCACGACCTCAGCAGCGTTGAATCCCATAGGAATACCAGAAACCAATGCTCGATTAGAAAGTTGCTGCAAAGTGAGTGCCTGAGCAACTTCGTTGCTTTCGATTCGGCGAGCCGTCTTCATTTCGTTGCTCATTGTCCCATCCATCCGAGCCCATCGTTGCGCGGGCCCGGCGCGTACTCGATCTCTCGCAGCGGCTTGGCCTGCTTTCGGATCGTGGCATAGCGCTTCATCATCAGCGCGTAGCGGGATGCGCTGATCAGATCGTCGTTGAGCTTGACGATGAGCCCATCCTTGCGGTGGTAGAGTTCAAACTCCTCGAACCAGTCCGCGAGATGCGCAAAGACCTTCCAGCGTCCGGTCTCCATGCGCTCGTACATGTCCGTAATGCCCGCCTCGACGCCGTTCGTGCCGTCCTCGAACTGGGCATGCTGGTGGATCATCTTCAATCCGTGCTTACGGTAGATCTGCGCCAGTTGCGCCTGGTCCTGCGCATCGAACTTACCACCGGATTGCTTGCCGTCATGCGGCCACGCCCAGGGCAGCCAGTCGCCCCAGGGCTTGGTGGCCGCGGTAAACATCATGGGCGTTTGGGCTTTGGCTCTGTGGGCTGCGATGACATAAATGCAGTCTGCATCCCTGTCCCAGGCAAGACGAATCCCAGCACTCGGATGATCCCAGCCGAAGTCGAGCCCACATATTTGAGGCCAATGCTCTGGAATGGCGAAGCTTTCGATCGTGATCTGGCTGCGCTCGAACGGAAAGACTCTACCCGAGCCGAGCTGCGGAATACCTTGAGTACGGGCCTTGCGCTCGTGTTCGGGATAGGTGGCGATGATGGCTGCTCGTTGCTCATCGGTGTAGTGCTCCGCATCGTGGATTGTCATCGCCGTAACGTGCGTGCCGACCGGCTTCTCGAGGATGAAACGCCTGACTACCTCGGTCATGCCCAGGAGAGGCGTGAACGTCATCAGCGTCATTCCGCCCGTGGCGTTCGTTCGCGTTAGCCCTTCGATGTAGATGTCCGGGTCACTCGGCTCTTCATCGAACCACACAAAATCTAGCGTTTCGCCTTGCCACTTCTCGCGGCCTTTTTCGTAGCTCTTGAGCTGAATAGTGCTGACATCACCGCTACTGTGACGGACCCGGATTGTATCCACTGCGTCAGCGAGGCCCCGCGATGAGGACGTATCAAGAAGCGCTGATTTAGGTATTGCACCTGTTCCCCAGGCGCTGGGACGGCCGAGCAATATGCGTTGGGGGTTATCGCGCGTGCTTTCACCGGTTACTCCCGCAGCCCAGCCAACAATTGGACGATCCCAGCGCCGACCGCACCACCAATCAGGATATAAACCGGTAGCGTGCATAGCCAGCTCAAACCCGGCAGCCCACGTCTTGCCAACCTGATTCGCAGCCATGAGCAGGCGTTCGCGAGCAGTAGCGCCAGCACGATGAAACTCAGCCTGACGAGCGTAGGGTCGGTAATCCCCGAGCCTATTCTCACTGAGTCGTCTGACCCGCTCCTTCTCCAGCTTCGCCAGCAAGACGGCTTCGGAGGAGCGCGATTCCTGCAACGAGCTCTGCATCGGTCAGATCATCCAGCGGTTGGGTTTGCTCTACCTGCTTCGGCATCAAGGCGCCCACGACTTTCACGTAGCCCATGGGATCTTTCTCGCGACAGGCGACGATTGCAGCCTTTCCGTGCTCTTCGAAATCGTCTGCTAAGGCGTTCAGGAAGTGCGCAGTGAGGCGATTGCGGGCGCCCTTGGGCTTACCACCTGGATTGGGGGATTGGCCGGGCGCGAAGGGCGGACGCAGGTTGGCGAGAGGATCAGCCATCCGGTGTTCCTGACCGAGGTGGCCATCCATCATCGGCAGCCACGGCGATCAATCTGGCATCGAGTTTCCAATCCTGCGCCATCCAAAAAGCCCAAATGGCTATTCCTGGACACGTGATAATTCCGATCATGATTTGTCACATCCTGTCATACGAGCTGTCCACCCTCGTTTTCCCAGCAGTCAGCTGTGGTCATGAGTCGAGTCATAGTATCGCTCTTCCGGAAGAGGCTTACCGTCCAGTCCAAGGAGAGCAATAATCGTGAAACTATTGGCCAACTCGCAAGCCGTCGCCTGCTCATCAACTAACGCGATATCAGCTTCCCGGCAGATGACTACGTCTAGATCACCCCAGCGAATTTTGGGGAAAAGAAGGCCATTCAGTTCTAATCCACCTATATCGACTATATCGCCGACTTTTACTTCAGTTCGCTGGAAATGACAGCTCAATTTGGATGTTTTCCGATCACCTCGACGTTCTGTAAAGTTGCCTTGGCTATCGAAATACTTTCTGGGGTAATGTCCTGATCCCACCGCTAGCACTCTGCCTCGCACTGGCCTTCCGCTGTAAACCACATCGAGGCTAGTGTTCAGGTCGAGTGGCAGTGGCTCGATCACGATCTGATCGCGCAGCGGGCGTATCTGCTCGTCTGCTTTTACGAAGCTGAGCAGCTCGTTACCGATACGCACATTTGCGCAGTCTTCCATCAGTTCACCGCCTCGTGGACTATAGCCTCAAGTGATCGTTGATCATGATTACGCTCCTGCAGGTGAGCGAGAACGTAATGGTCCGGGCTCGTGCGGCCGGCGCATTTGGCGTGCTTCATAAACCACTTCGCCAGCTCTTTGGGCGGCACGATTGGATCGTAATAGCCTATGCGCGTGCGGCCGGCCAGCTTGACGCCATAGTCTGCTTCGCCGGCTTTCTCGCAGGGCTGGCAGACCAGGAAGAGGATATTGCCTTCTGTCATGCGCTCTCCTGATCCTGTGGACCGGGAATGGGGCCAATTGGGCCGAAGACTTTTGGATTGCGCTTGCCGGGTGTCTGGGCATTACAACAGCCATGCTCGTTCACGTAGCGATCGAGATCGAATACGGCCGGCATCATGCGATTGAGCTGAGTGTAGAGGTCGCAATGCTTGCGTGGTTCCGTATCCGGATCGAAAAATATGCAATTCATGCATCGCACTTGCCGGCTGACCAGTCCCGATTCCTGGGGTGTCACTAGGCTCTCTGGCGTGCCTCCAGCTGGCTTACCGTGAACGTATAGGCAGCACGAGTCATCGTCATCGATGTGGTCTCTGGGACGATGCAACTCGCATAGGTCCTGCCCTTCTATCCAGTGCACGCACGTCCCGCACTGGGCGAATTCATCCTTCGGCGCCTGCGGGTCCATGTACAGGAATGTCGCGCGGGTGATCTTCTCGATCTTGACGGATTTCAGTTGGGCATATGTCGGCTCCTTGCCCTGGAATAATTCACTCAACGAGATCATGCGCGCGGCTCTTGCTGCTTAGGTTTCGGTTTGAAGCGCCCATCCCGGCGCCGCACGTCGTACTTCGGCGGTGGCGCCAAGCGCTTCATGAACTCAGCCAGGCTCGCGAGCTTCTCAGCCAAGGATCATTCCTTCAGCTTACCTTTGGTCACGACGCTCTTATCCGGGTGCTGGTGAATCGGAAAGCTAATGCCCTCGCCACCTTTTGAGCCCACGCGCTCGACGTTCTGTACGCTCTCGGGCATCTTGCCCTTGCGCACATCCTCACCCTTCTCAGACATTTTGTTTTCGTCTTTCATGGCAATGCCTCCTTAGGGCGCCAGAGTGGCAGTCAACACACCGGCGGTCGCCGGATCTGCCGCTGCGATAACGATAGAGACATCATTGCTCGGATCACCCTGGAATCCATCATTGGTGACCACAATAGCCTCGTAGACGTCGGATCCGGTGAGAGGACTGGTATCACTCCAGTTGACCGTGGCGGCGCTCGGGGCAAGCTTGGCGATCTGTGTGCCGTTACGGGTCAGAGAGGCGAAATTGATGTCGGTGAGCGCAAGCGCAGCGCCAGATTTACGAGTGGTTGGGAAGGCGAATGTACCGTTAACAGTGGACATAGTCTTATTTCCTCGGGTGACGTACACGTGCGTCAGGCACAAATGGCCGGCGCGCGCTGATGTGTGGGGATGATGATGCCGGTGCTCCCAGATCCATTTCAGGACCTTCATGCACGCCAGCTCTGGAGAGCAGAATTCTCGCGAGTAATCGGTTTGTGACTCTGTACGCGTATCACCTGGATGGGAATGCCATGGCGTTTGCACATATGGTGGAAACCGGTGCGTGTGATGCCGGCGATCTGAGCTGCGCGACTCACATTGCCCTGGGTGGCATCTAAGCACTCCCGCAGGTACTGCATGGTATGCGCCTTGAGGGATTCGCTGAGTATCATGGGGTGAGTGGGGCTGTGCAGGTGGCTAAGTTACCTGTAATGCTGCAGGTCCACTGTAGGGCTATCCATGAGGCAAGAGGTTGCGCCACCACAGGAGGCTGGGGAATCACCGAAATAGGTGTACCGGTCTGCGGCTGGCTACTGGCCGAGAGCGATACCCACGAGACACCGGTATAGACCAGATCGGCCGGCGCTAAGGTCGAGAGCATGCGCCAGCCCTGCACACCGCTGACCTGGCTACGCACCAGCGAGCTCGGCGCGGGAGTGTCGAATACCACGCTACCGGGAGGACAGCCCATGAGGCCTGTTGAGCCAGTGGGTATGGTTTTACAGATCTGCACTGGGGCCGCATGCGCATGCAATGACAGCAATCCGAGCATCAGGCCAATCAAGAATTTCATGCGCACCGCATCAGGTTATTTCGATGATTGTACGGGGTAATTCGGGCTTTTTCACGAGCTTTTGATGTGCGCTCAGAATCATATTCTGTGGATCATCATCGCGAATCAGACCGTTATCTTTCAAACCATCCAACAGCGCCTTGAGCCCACCCAGATAGTTGTCGACATCCAATAGCCGCCGACCGCACCGGGTCACTTTCACCCGGGTCAATTGCGGTATGCCATGGATACCCGCGTCACCCTTAGCCACCATGACCAATGTCGACCAATGCTTGCGTAGCTTTGCGTGATGACTCCAGTGCTTCCACTTGTGCGTGTTCAGGCTCGGGGTCGGCTCCGGTATCTCTAGGATCATGGTCTCCACCACCGCGGCGGATGACGGGTCACCAGATACCAGGCGAGCTTGATCATCTGCATGAGGCGTCCGTTAGTCTCTGGGCCTCATTACGCGCTTCCTGAGCGGACTTCGTGCTGACCCGCAGGGTAGGTATAGGGGTACGGCTAAAAAGCCGGAATATGAGCCTTCCTGCCTCTCTCTCAGCCACTACAGACCATCTACCGCAGGTACTGAGCTGGAATCCCGAGCCATCACCATGACGGACGGGCTCAGACCAGGTGAGAGCAGGCAAGCGATCAGGCCCGGAAGACTCCTCCCTAGTTGATTTGACGGCCGATGAGGAATCCTCCGGCTTGGTGGTGGCCTGACCGCCTGCCGTAATCGTGAGCCCGTCACGTGGGCCAGCCGGCTCAGATGCGCTCGCTTCACCGTGTTTGTGTGCGCTAGCGGACAGTCGTGCCTCAGCTTCGGCCTTGCGTTTGGCCAGTAGCCGGAACATATCTTGCGGATTGTGCAGGGTATTTGGCGCTTTGAAGTAACTTTCTGGCACGAGGTATGCTCAAATAATGACCACTATGGACGCGAGATTCATCCAGCGGATCCTCGATGACCCGCATGCGTTCGCCGAAAGCCAAGTGCCCTGCCATCTGCGCGGCTTCTGGGCCATCGTGCGTGACGAAACACCCAAGGTCAAGCGAGTCATCGTGGCTCCGGTGTATCGACTACAGCAGCGGCGTCAGCTCGCACAGGCGTAGTCCTAGTGCGTGGGTAGGGCCAGTCACCCCGACCCCGACCCCGACCCCGACCCCGACCACGACTGGGACCACAATCCACTGGTGTATTTCAGCGCTGCGTTCATTTTTGCGCCTCTATCTTTTCTCGTAATCGCTTCAGTTCGCGGCGGTGTCGCTTAGCTAGCGCCGACTTGTATCGACTCGCTGCAGCTCGACAGGGCGCACAGCGACAGCGCCAATTTACGTAATTGGTATGTCAACGTTTCCCATCAAACCGTGAATTTTAGACGAGGTCCAACCCCTTTCCGCTCTGCTGAGCCACGAATGGCACGGCATGAACGTACTCAGGCGCCCTCCGAGGGTTTCTCGGTAAATCCGTACTCCACGTGCTTCAACGCAGGGCAGTCTGGCGAAGCCAGAAGCTCTGGAAAGCATGTGCACCTGGAAGGAATGGGGCCACCTGAACCAGGGATAACGGTTTGTGAGCGACTGGACCCGTTTCGGCCGACAACTTAACGCAGCTCTGACGACTTCGAGCCGCGGGAATTTGATTGGCAACTGATTGGTTGCTATTCTTCTTCTCGCGGACGTGGTAATTCGCAACATAATCTAACCTCTGGTTGGTACGCAAGGCCCCTTCATCGGGGCTTTTGTGTTTCTGGTGCAGCGCAGTCTAGGCTCACTCACGTGGGCTCCTTACCCTGCAGTAGCCGTATGCGCAGGTCTGCCTGTGCTAACTGACAGTGACATCGCTGGAGTTCGTCAGATTGGATTAGGCCTGCATCACCGCATGCCTTCAGGGCATTGTGTAGCTTTAATATCTCAGTCTTGAGCGCCATGCATTGGTCCATGAGCTTCTGATACGCGCTATCGTCATCGCGACGCAGCGCCACGATCTCAGCCTGCGCATCCTCGTAGAGTACCTAGACTCCGTTATCCGACTGATATTCATCACCTTCTCGATCTATGTAATAGCGCTTCATAACCTCACTACCTCGTATAAGACCCAACACCAGACCATCACATCCAGCTCAAAGAGCAGCGCATGCATACAGCCGCGCTGCAGAGTGGTCACCTACCGTTATCCCATTCGTAGTGAGCCACCGTCTTGACACGGCGAATGCCCAGATACGCCAGCACACTATCGCTTGGCTCGCGCAATCCTGAGAGCACGTGACTGATGTGGCTCTCGTGCACCTTGAGCCGTTTAGCCAATGCCACCTGCGTCAGTCCCTCTTTCTTGAGCTTCTTTTTAAGCTCATTCGCTGGATTTATCATA